GACGCTGATCGGCGGCGACAGGTAGTTCGACGCCTCGTAGGAAAACTGGAAATTGACCAGCATCTCGCCGGCGGCGGCGACGAACACCGGCCCGGTTTCCAGCTCGATCACCGGCGTCCCCGGTTTCATGCCGCGGCTGGCGATCGACAGCTTGGCGGCCGGCGACGGCGGCACGATCGGATCGGTCGGGAAGAACAGTTCGTAACTGGTCGAAAACACCTGCAAATGCCCGCCATCGTTCAAGGTTTCGATCTTGGTCGCCGTCTTGGTGTTGAGCGGAATGACGATGCCGGCGGTCAGGTTGGCGCCGGCGATGGAGAAATTGAACAGGTCGCCCAGCCGCGACGCCAGCAGGGTCTGCGGCCGCAGCTTGGTGCCGCCCAGGAACAGGCGCTGGCCGTAGAAGATGCCGCAGCGCGGCCAGCCACGGGACGCCGAGAACATGGCTTCGCCGCCTTCCTGGCCGCGCTGGTGGATGTCGACATAGACGACGCCGGCGGGGTTGGCGCTCGCCACCGTCCGGCCGGCCAGGTTCGACACGTCGGCGCCGCCGAGCTCGTTGATGAACTCGACCCGGTAGACATTGGCCGCCGGTCCGGACACGCCGACATTGCCCGGCCCAATGGCGTCCAGGTCCTCCAGCGCCGCCTTGATATTGTTGGCGAACGCCGTCGCGTCGGTCGTGATATAGGTCAGCGTCGACGTGGTTTCGCCTTCATAGGTCAGGGTGAAGGTGTCGCCGTCGGCGTAATGCTGGAACTTGATATCCTGCTGTTCGTTGATCGCCCCGGCATTGGTGCCGTCGAAGTCGAATTTCGGCACATTGCTGAAGGCGACGGCGCGGATGTCCCATTGGTTATAGGCGCCCTGCCGGGTGATGCGCTGGGGCGGCACGTCCTCGTGAAAGCTCAGCAGCGTGTCAAGCTCCTGGGCGCGGCGCACCAGGGCGACCTGGCTGGCCACGTACGGCAGGGCGATAGAGGCGGCGCGCGCGCCCTTGCGATAGACCTCCGCGCACCCTTCGGTCGCCACCACTTCGAACTGGTTATCCGCCTGATCGAAGGTGAAGCGCCAGATCCGCGCCGCGCTTTCCGCGCCCGTTTCGGCCAGGAAACGCAGGTAGCCCAGCCAGAACTTGCGCATCCCCAGCGTGGCGCCCGTCACCTTGACCAGGCGCCAATTGCGGGCGCTGACCGGCTGGCCCGGCGCAGACGACACCAGGCGCGTGCGCAGCACGGTCCCTAAGTCGACCGGATAGCCGAAATCGTGCCAGCTTAGGTCAACCGCCTGGTACTGGACGCGCAGGATCTCGGAATGCGTGGCGTCGGTGCCGGCGGCCGAGGTCCACGGATAATCCGCCCCCTGCGCCGTCGGCGCCGGCGCGCCCGGCAGCTGGGCGATATAGTCCTGCAGCAGCACCAGGCCGACACTGACCGGCGCCCCGAAATCGACGGTGCACAGGACCAGGGGGTCCGTGCCGTCGACCGCGCCCGTCGTGACGAACCAGTCGCCATTGTCGACGACCAGGTCCGACGCGTCGCCGCCGATCGGCGTCCCGACCATGCCGGCGTCCAGGGGCACTTCGGTCAGCTTCGTCCGCACCCGGTCGACAAAGGCCAGGCCGTCGCGCTGCACCAGCGGCCCCTCCGGCAGGGCCTTGCAATTGCGCGCCAGGGCCAGGCCGTAGGCGTAGAATTTCAGGTCGCGGGCGGCGTGCAGGTTGGGATCGAGCTCGCCCGCGTGAAACCGGAATTGCCTGAGGATCTCGTCAGCCATCGGAAGTCGATCCCTAGAAATCTATGGTCGTGATGGGCCCGGAAAAGCCGCCGCAAAACGGATTGCCGCCGTCATAGCGGACATTGACCAGCTCGCCGGCGTCCATGCCGAACATCTGGCGCTGTGGCGCGCCCCTGGCGTCGGCCTGGATGGCCGCGGCGAACAATCCGCCCTGGCCTTGCTCCTGCGGCGTGCCGAAGGCCGTCTGGCTGAATTCGCGCGCCTGACTGACATTCTGCAGGCGGCGGCTGATATCGGCGGCGAAGGCGTATTTGAACAGCTCGACGAACCAGGACGGCCAGCGGCTTTCGTCGACCAGGGCGGTATATTCCGCCCAGACGGCGCCCGCGTCCGCCCACAATCGGTTATCGGCTTCGATCACATAGACCGGCCGCGCCCCCCGCTTCTGCGCCTGGTCGCGATAATCGTTGATGACGCCAATGATGTCGGACGGCTTTTCGAACGCATTGGCCGCCACCATGCGATCGGCCATCAGGCCGGACGGATCGATGCGCGCCAGCGGCACGACACGGTTGGCGAACTCCCAGCGGTACTTGCCCAGAAGATCGTTGCGCTTGGCCGGATATTGCTGCGCACAAAACGCCGCCATCGGCGTATTGTCCTGGAAGGCGGAAATGCCGTCGTCGCCGGCCAGGCCCAGCGCCAGATTACACAGATCGATCGCCTGCATATTGCCCCCGTTGAAGAAAAAGGGCGCGACGGCTCTGCCGAACCGCCGCGCCAGTTGGACCACCCCGAGGATTAGCCGACGTCTTCGACAGGAACGGCCGGACGGAACAGATCGAAGTCGAGCTTGGACTTGATGCGGATAAGGCCTTTGGGCTCAACGACAAGCGCGGAAGCCTGGAACCAGCGGCCGATCATGTCGCCAAGGCGGGACCCCAGGCGTTCATTGATTTCGGTCGGGTTGGTGTTGGCCATCGAGGCTACGGCAGACTTGGCATGCACGTAGATATCAACGCCTGTGGCGTCGGTGGCGCCGCCGGTTTCGATATCACGCAGCCAGCCCACGCCGCCAGTGCCGTTACCGGGAAGACGTTCGTAGGATCGCCAGTTGACTTCATTCCACGGCGTGTTCTGCTTGACGTCGGTCTTGGCCATGTAAGGGTCGAGCGAATTCTGCACGCGCAGCTTGAAAGGAGCGATAACGCTGACCTCTTCGTCCTCGAACATCTCCATGGAACCCAGCTCGGTAATGGCCTCGGCAATCGTCTCCAGTCCGGCGACGGTGTTATAGTCCCCGATAGTAACGATGTTCTCGGTAACGTTATTGGTATTGGTCACCCCGTTGGCAGCGGCATCATTGAGCGCGTCGACGTGCTGGCGATCCTGGGCGCGATCGACGGCCTTGACCGTGGCGTCGGCAAATTGCCCGGCCATATCGATCGTGATCTTGTCCTTATCGGGATCCCAAAGGCCGAAAGCGACGAATTCCGGGGCACAGTTTTTCTTCAGCCAGTCGATCCCCTTGTTGGCCAGGGCCAGTTCCTGAAGGCGCTGCAGGGAATAGGTCGTTACCTGACCGAAGCGGGGAACATAGAAGTAATCGCCCTTGAAGGTGCCGTAGTTGTTCGACAATCCGGCGAGACGACGTTTACGCTGCTGGGCACGCAGCTTAACCTCCTCGTTGTATTTGTCGATGAAGGCCGTAGGCAGCTGATAGGTCATAACCTGTCTCCGATGTCACAGGCGGGGCCTGTTGAGTGAATGACCTGTCGACGCTACGGCCAGCACCAAACCGGCAACGCTAGGAGCCACCCCAGATGCGCTGAAATTCCTTATCGACCTCATGGCGGTAAGTGGCGTCGTTCTCGTACTTCGGATCGGTCCGCTTGGCCCGCCAGGCGTCCTTCTGCGCTTCCAGCGGACCTGCGCCGCCATCGCCCGGTGGATCGATCTTGCCGCCGTTCGGCATCTGGGCCCGGAAGAACTCCAGCAATCGCATGCCGGCCGCCGTGCGGCTCATCACCATGCCCTCGGCGAACTGCTCGGCATCGACGTCGGCGCGCGCCTGCAGGGCCTGCAAGTAGGTCTCCATGTCGCGTTGACGCTGTTCGCCGTCCTTGCCGAGCTTGGCGGCCTCCGCCTTCGCATCGACCGGCGGTTCCAGCAGCCCCTTTTCGGCGGCCAACTCCAGCACCTCGGCCATGCGCTGAAAATCCTTTTGCGGCCACCTGTTGGTGTGGGCGTGCTCCTGCAGCGCCTTGACCAGGGGGTCGTTCGAGAGATCGCCGACCAGGGCCTGCGCTTTTTCAGAAAACGTCAGGCTGTAGCCGTCGGCCTTTTCCGGCACCACCAGGCCCGCATCGGCCTCGCCTTCGGGCTTGGGCGCGTCGACCGCCTGGGCCGCCTCCGGTTTCGCCGCTTCAGCGGATGGCGATATCTCCGTCGCCGTCGAAGCCTGACCAGCCGGGTCCGTCGTCTGGGCCGCTGGCGTCGCTGTCGTTTCCGTCGCCGCCGCTGCGGCTTCCTGTCCCGTCTCCATGAGGGGTCCTTTCCAGGGTTTTGCCGAGCTCGATCAGCTCGACGATCATTGCGAAAATTTGGTTTTGGCCCATGCGTAATTGCGCATAGGCGGCATAGTCCGCTCCGGTTAGACGATGGTCGACCGGAGCCTTTAGGACGGTCGCCTTCGCCAGGTAATCGAGGACCTGGTCACCGTCCGATCCCCCGAATGTGCGGACGAAGGCCCGCAGCATGGGCGCATGCTGCTCGACCAGGAGCGCGCGCGTTGTATCGTCCAAGTCTGACGCCATGGCGCCTGACGTCACCCATTCACGGATGCTATCCATATTCGGCTTGAACATTACTGCGGCGCCACCAGTCTAAGCGGCTGGCCGGTCTGGACCGGCGCGTCCGGGACCGCCTCGGCCGAGGCCGCGGCGGCCTGCGCCGCGGCGGCCTGGCCGGCGGCCTTCTGCAGCAGATCCCGGTCGGCCTTGGGGCGGCGCATATAGTTCGGCACCCCCATGGCGTCGCCCAGGTTCTGCGGCGCGTCCTCGATCGGGATCGCCAGCGCGAAGGCCTCTTCGCCGAACAGGCCCTTGACCAGCTCGGCCCAGCGCACGGCGTTCTGAACGTCTTCCATGGCCTGGCTTTGCGCCAGCGGCGACACCACCTGCACCCTCAGGACCAGCTGGTCGATGCGCAGTTCGTCCCACTTGATCAGCGGGATCTTCTTGCGGT